AGGACGACGGAGCGTGACATGCAGAAGATTAGATTCTTGTCTGGACCCACGGTCCGATTAGATCTTGACGCAGATGACTGGCGGCTATATAATGCTGACACCCCTGAAGAAGATCAGGAGCGAGACTTTGCGGCCATGGAGATCAATGAAAAGTTGGCCCTGGCCATAGCAGAAGCACCCACACGTGATGCGTTTCGTGGCTATGGTATCTTTGGTTTGTACAAGAACTGGGGTGCCACTGACACTGCCACACGTGATGTATTGGAAACTGTCTTGGAGAAGGTATATGGCAACTAGGCTAGCACAGTGGCAAGAAGATTTTGATGACTTGATCAATCGTGTTCCGGATCTGTTCCTGCCCGAAGCAATCAAGGATCACATCATTGCCAGGCTGGAAGTGGTACAGGAAGAAATCAACGAGCAGGTAGAACTGCGTTCCACAGATTGGGAAGCATGATACACTGCACGGTGCCTTTCGTACGAGCTTTTGTTTTGCCTGACGGCAGTTTTAGAGACTGCTGTGCCACCACCCCGTTCACCATTGAGCGAGACAAGAGTTTTGTTCAATGGTGGACCCAGGATGATCGGCTGAACGCATTCCGTGAACAACTGCAAACAGGTGAATGGCCTGAAGCCTGTGCCAGCTGTCGCATACAGGAACAAAACTCAGGCGAGAGCTTTCGCACTGCCATGAACAAGGCCAATCCTGTGGTCACTCGAACACATCCGCGAGAGTGGAGCATCAGCTTTGGCAACGTGTGCAACTTGGCCTGCTGGACCTGTACCGAAGACTTTTCCAGCACCATTGAAGCACACAAGCGAAAGCTGAATATCTTGCCCGAGGGTTGGACCAGCCCCAATGAGCAGTTTGCACAACGCTGGCCAGACCTGCATGACCAGATTCTGGCCAGCTATGATCATCATCCCACGGTGACCCTGAGCCTGCTGGGTGGGGAACCCACCTACAATCCCATAGTGGTCAATTTCCTGCTGGGCTTGGTAGATGCAGGACTCAGCCGTCGCACACGACTGGAGATCACCACCAACGGTACCAAGAGCAACGCACGGCTCATGCAGGTACTGGACCGTAGCAACTGGAAACACATCTGTGTGTTTGTCAGCATTGATGCTGTGGGCGAAAAAGCCGAGTGGTTGCGTTATGGCTGTTCCTGGGCAGACGTGGATGCCAACACCAGACAGTATGCAACGTCTGCACACTGGACACAGATACACACCACTGTCAGCATGCTCAACATCGACGACCTTCCGGCTGTGCATGACTATGCCCAAGAGCTGGGTGTGAAACATGTGATCATGCCCTTGGCACAGCCCAGCTACATGAGCCTGGAGGCCTTTGATGGTCACTGGGTTTCTCCACACTTGGAACAATATGGCCAACGAGGACTACTGGGCTATGTGGGCCTGGTAGGCACACGGCGCCAACCCGGTGCCGCCCAACAACTCAAGGACTATGTCAACAAGTTTTCGAACAGGAAACCTTTTGACAAGCTGTCAATACTAAGGTAAAATAACCCAATGATACCCATCATCGGACATGCATCCTGGATCCAAGACGCCAAGGCCCGTGCCATCTATCTGGCACGACTGCGGCGCCAACAGCAACAGGTACAGCCGGTGACCCCAACTGAAAAACCCAACAACCAACGGAGACCAAAATGAAACTGATGGATATTGTGATTGCCTGTGATGCTCGTATTTGTGGTGGCTCGGACTATCTCTGGTCCTGCTATGGACCTGATTCTCGTTATTTGGATTTCAGCGACCGCGACGGTCAGGAATGCGTGAGCTTGGTGTTTGACACCAAGACACATCAGGTGTACCAGGTGGACATGCATGTGCCTGGCTATGAGCAGGGCTTTGTGTGGCGCAATGCAGACTTTGAAAAGCCCTACATGGATGAGTGCCAACAGCGTGGAGTTGAACCCAACTTGGCCTGGGACGACGTGTACTATGACGTGGTTGACGAAAGCACTGCGCTCAAGTATGCTCGTGACATCATTGCCACCTACTACGACGATCTTCCTGTGCCTGAAGACACAGCTGAACTGACTCGTGAACTTGAAATGAAAGAATAACATGGATCTTGATATCACTGCTTGGATCTTGCTCACGCTGGCACTGCTGTTGATCAAGCACTGCTGGATTGATTTCTTCAATCAAGACTCGGACGAGATCTCTCGCAAGGGTCGATATGGAGATTTGAAAGGCATGTGGCACAGCATCAAGCATGGTATCGCTACCTGTTTGATCTTTGCTGTCATGGGCGACAGCTGGCTGGGCGGACTGGTATTGGGTTTCTTGGACTTCAGCATCCACTATCATGTGGACTGGATCAAGCAGAACTATGCCAACCAGTCTCCTACCACACCGGAGTTCTGGCGTGCCATTGGACTGGACCAGCTGGTGCATCAGCTGACCTATCTATTGTTGATTTGGATGACCATTGCACAAGTATGAACATTGGACGGCAGATCCTGGGCTGGTTCGTCATGCTGACAGTGAGCATGCTGAGCTGGCACATACTGAGATACGTGGAAGATTCCAGACATGACAACATACCTGGTCGCAAGTACAGCTATGATTGCCAACGTGCTGAATACGACAAGCACTATCGCATTCCAGACTGGGCAGTGAAGATGTGCAGGGAAGGCTACCCATTTAGAAAGACAGTGCCATGAAAGAAGAAACAATTTTCTATGTCAAAAAAGGTCGACGTTATGTCCCACACAGTTCGTATAGCTCGGAATTTTGCGATAGCTTTCCTCGAGGCACTCATCTGGTGCAGTCTTACCCTGGGGGTTCTTCTCGGCGGTTCAATATTGATCCTGCGTATGCTCCTATGATTGCCGCTGGCCGTGTGGCCGAAGAAGCCATCAGCCGCCGCATCATGGAAGCCACTGAGATTCGCCGCCAGGCCAAGAACCGCACATCACCACTCACGCCAGGCCAGAAAAAAGCCTGGGACAACTTGGTCAAAGAGTTTGGTCCTGATGCCAGACAACTGGAATGGCCCAGTGCCAGAGAGTGTGCAGAAGAAGCAGTCAAGGCCATGGCAGCCGAAGCCGAAGCACTGCTGACCAACCAATCGGTTCGAGCCGCATATGAGCATTTCCTGCTGTTGTGCGAGCTAAGTAAACAACACAACAAGGATGAAGAATGAAATTGATCATAGCAGGATATGGATTTGTAGGCACGGCAGTGGGGCATTCGCTCAGCGGACATCATGAACTGATCATTGTTGATCCTCGATTCAATCGCACCAGGATCACGGATCATCCCGAAGCAGATGGTATCATCGTGTGCGTGGGCACACCTCAAGCTGAAGATGGTGACTGTGACATCAGCCAGGTGCTGGCAGTGTTGGGTGAAGTGCCTGACTACAAGAGTGTGCTGATCAAGAGCACCATTCCTCCAGATCTGTTTGATCACATCCTGCATCAGTTTCCCCGGCTGAAGATCACCTACAGTCCCGAATTCCTGCGAGCAGTCAGTGCCACACAGGACTTTGCAGATCAAGAGTACATGATCCTGGGCGGCACAGACACTGCCATCTGGGAAACTGTGTTCCGTCCTGCGCTGGAACACTGTGAACACTACATCACCACCACCATTGCCACTGCCAGCATGGTCAAGTATTCCATCAACACCTTCCTGGCCACCAAGGTAGCCTACTTCAATCACATGTATGAACTCTGCCAGACCCAGGGCGTGGACTACAATTCCGTGCGTGAACTGCTGGCCCTGGACCCACGCATTGGCACCAGCCACTTGCAAGTGCCCGGACCAGACGGCACCCGTGGCTTTGGCGGGCACTGTTTCCCCAAGGATACCGAAGCTTTTGCCCGCTTTGCCCAGCGCCAAAACCGGGATTTTGCACTGTTGGACACAGCAATAGCCTACAACAAAACCCTGCGCCAGGGCTAAGTCGTTGATTTTGCTAGGGAAAATAACCCAAAAAAACTGCAAAAAAGTGGTAAAAAGCGGTTGACCAAAAACCCAGGATCGGCTATACTAATGACATGATGAGGAGTTAGGGTGCTGGGAACAACGGGTGTTGCAAAAATGCAACACTGCACAAAAAGACAAAAAAACGGTTGACCCAAAACCCAAACTCGTGCATAATAGAGTTATTGTTTAACAAACGACATAAAAAAGGAGCCTTAATATGTCAAACGCAACTTTCATCCGTGTCAAGTCTGGTGCTTATCGTGCAACTGACGTGAGCGGTCGTGTGTTCCAACTGGTGGAACAGTTCAAGCAAACTGCCAAGGGTGGCTATGTTACAGTGAAAAACGGTGGACAGTTTCCTGGCTTTCCAGAAGACATCCGTGTCAAAGTTGACAGCATGACAGCATACGAATTCGCAAGCGAAACAGACTACCAAGGCAATGTGGTTGCCATGGACGCTGACGTGGCTGTGGTAGCAAATGATGCCAAGAGCGACGACGAGCGCATGGGTGAAATTGGTGAGCGTTTTGAGATGCTGACCGAAATGACCAAGGCCTGTGTCAACGGTGAGATCCGTGCCATGATCGTCAGCGGCCCTCCAGGCGTGGGCAAGAGCTACGGTGTTGAGCAAGAGATCGAAAAGGCTACCTTGTTTGATACCATTGCCGGACGCAAGCTTCGTGCAGAAGTGGTCAAAGGCTCTGCTACTCCTATCGGCTTGTATCAGACCCTGTACAAGTATTCGGACGCCAACTGCGTGGTTGTGTTCGACGACTGTGACTCGATCCTGTTGGATGACGTGAGCTTGAACTTGCTCAAAGGTGCTCTTGACTCAGGCAAGAAGCGCAAGATTTCATGGTTGTCAGAATCCAGCACACTGCGTCGTGAAGGCATCCCAGACAGCTTCAACTTCAATGGTTCAGTGATCTTTATCACCAACTTGAAGTTCGACAACATGAAGAGCCAAAAGCTTCGTGACCACTTGGATGCATTGCAGAGCCGTTGTCACTATCTTGACTTGACCCTGGACACCATGCGTGACAAGATCCTGCGCATCAAGCAGATTGCCAAGACAGGTGAACTGTTTGCAGACATGGACATCACGGACGTTGGACAGGATTTGATCATCGAGTTCATGAATGAGAACAAGAACAAACTGCGCGAGATGAGCTTGCGCATGGCAATCAAGGTTGCTCAACTGTACAAGACATTCCCCAACTCATGGGAGAAGATGGCTCGTACAACTTGCATGAAGAGTGCATAAAAGAATTTGGGGGATACAGTCCCCTAGATGGTTGTGGTTTAGTTAGCTCCTTTCCACAACCCTTCTTAGCCCTACCACTGTAACAGGTGGTAGGGTTTTTTTTGACTTCTGCTCAAGTGTGTCGTATACTGTGACAATGAAAACATATGATCACGTTGAAGACTACCTTGAGGTCATTGCCGGCAAGCGAGACTTGGCAGGCAACGCCAGCACGTCACCCATGCTGTTTTGGGACGCTGTTCCCATTGTTAGCCTGGCAAGATACGACGTGAACTTTGTGGACTCGGTCACTGACAGCACCATGCAAGGCCGCCCGCTCACAGACAAGCAGGCCGAACTGGCCTGCAAACTCATACTCAAGTACCGCAAGCAACTGCATGCCAAAGGTGTGGATGTGGATCCGGTGCTGGTTCCCAAATACCGCAGAACACTGCGCATGATCGACAGGTCCTGTTCTCTAGGACTGCGAGGAGATCAGCTGGAGCTCAAGTTTCCCTACGACGTCAAGATGATTGAAGTGATACGAGACTTCTTGAAGCAGAGCCAAGGTGGTGGAGTGTTTGACAAGAACAGCAAGACCTGGTTGATTGATCGTAGCGAGTTCAACATCAACTACTTGGTCAGCTGGTGCCGTGCCAACAACTTCCATATCGATCCAACTGTGCAGGCCTGGCAGGATGGCATCGTGGCCATGGAGTCTCAACCCTATGCCATCGAGCTTGCACGTGATGCAACCGGACGCCTGACCATTGCCAATGCTGAATTCAGCCTGCTGGAATATCTGCAGGAGCAGAACATTGGGTTTGAGGAGTCAGACCTGTTGCGGCTGGCAGACATGTCAAGTGTGCTAGGCTATGAAATTTCCAATGACCTGCGCATGGAACTGGATGCCACGATTGGTTCAGACATGAGCGTGTTGGTCACGGCCAAAGAGTATGACATACACGGAGACACATCCTTGGTAGAACGCATCTACCGCTATGCCCAGCTGGTAAATAGATTGCCAGTGGTGGTGTACTTTTCAGACCCCAGCCAAGACTTGAACATGTGGCAACGTGTGCTGGGCCCAGATGTGGTACATGTGCATCGTGGCCGCGAGCTGCCAAACTTTGATGCACACCAGGTCATCATCACCACCTTGCCTGTGCGAGACGTTGGCCGTATCCCCATGCTGGTCAGCCACAATGGTCTCATGCTGGGTGCCGAGAAGATGATGATGCTACAGAACTCTGAGAAGATAATCTATTTCAACCAAAAATTGAGGACTTGATGGAAAATACTCTTGCAATGGGTGTGGCTATTATGCTACAATCAGCACATGGTTAAACTTGTAATTAAAGATGAAGTAAACGTCAAGATCGAAGGCCTGGATGCTGGAGACCGCAAGGCCTTGGTAGACAAGTATAAGTTCGATATTCCCGGCGCCAGGTACTTGCCTGCGGTGCGCCTGGGTCGTTGGGATGGCAAGGTCAGCTTTTTCCAGCTGGGCGGCAGCACATATATCAATCTCCTGCCTGAGATCATACCTTGGTTGCAGAGCCAGGGCCATGACATTGACATCGAAGACACCCGCGACTACTCGACCACATTTGAGTTCAATCAGGTGGATCAAGACAGCTACGGACATATCCTGTGGCCCAAGGGTCACCCGCAGGAGGGCCAGCCCATGCAACTGCGTGATTACCAGCCCGAGATCATCAACAGGTTTTTTGAGAATCCACAGTGTGTGCAAGAGATTGCCACAGGCGCAGGCAAGACCGTGATCACAGCCGCGCTGAGTGATGCAGTCACACCCTATGGTCGTAGCATCGTGATCGTGCCCAACAAGAGCTTGGTCACACAGACTGAAAAAGACTACATCAACATGAACTTGGATGTGGGTGTGTTCTTTGGAGACCGCAAGGAGTTTGGTCGCCAGCACACCATCTGCACATGGCAGAGCCTGAACGTGTTGCTGAAGAACACCAAGAACTACGAAGCAGAAATAACCATTGGCGAATTCCTGGAAGGTGTGGTCTGCGTGATCGTGGACGAAGTGCATATGGCCAAAGCTGATGCACTGAAAACTCTGCTCACAGGTGTGATGAGCCGTATACCCATCCGCTGGGGACTCACAGGAACCATACCCAAAGAGCAGTATGAGTGGATGAGCATCAAGTGTGCGCTGGGCGAGGTCGTTGGCTCGCTCAAGGCCAGTACACTGCAAGAAGCTGGTCACTTGGCCAACTGTCATGTGAACATCGTGCAGTTGATTGATCATGTGGAATACAACAACTATCAAAGCGAGCTGAAATATCTCTTGGAAACTGCGGGACGCTTGGACTATATCAGCAACTTGGTGGCCAAGATCAAAGAAACAGGCAACACCTTGATCCTGGTTGATCGTGTGGCCGCAGGCAAGGAACTAGAGTCAAGGATTCCAGATGCAGTCTTTGTTTCAGGTGCTACTAAAGCGACAGATAGACAAGACGAATATGATGAAATCGCTACTAGCACCGGCAAGGTCATTATTGCAACGTATGGTGTGGCTGCGGTGGGTATCAATATTCCTCGTATTTTTAATCTGGTTCTATTGGAACCTGGCAAGAGTTTTGTGCGTGTGATCCAGTCAATTGGGCGCGGTGTGCGCAAGGCCGAAGACAAGGACTTTGTGCAGATCTGGGACTTGACCAGCACCTGCAAGTTTGCCAAACGACATCTTACCAAGCGCAAGCAGTTCTACAAAGAAGCCAACTATCCCTTTACCATGGAAAAGGCCGAGTGGTTATGAACAAGCTCACTGTGGCCTCTGTCACATACAAGTATGACCTGGCACTGACTCGTCGCCAGCTGTGGAGCATATATCAATACTACCCAGCCGAAGAGCTGGAAGAGATCATCATAGTGTGGAATGGTGAGCCCAACCAATACCAAGAATTGCTGGACATGGTTGCTGTGACCAGCTGTGCCAATTTCAAGGTCACGTGTATCAATGCCGTGGATCTCATACCAGGATATAATCAGTGGCACAATGGTTGGTGGAGCCAGCAACAGATCAAGGTCATGCTGGCAGAAGTGGTTACCACACCTTGGTATCTGATCGTGGATGCCAAAGACAGATTCGAAGCGCCAGCTGGCTATGCAGATTTCATCGAAGAGTCAGGCGAACGCTGCCGGCTCATGCAAGGGCCTGGTCGGGCCAATGACCAATCAACACCCGACAGTTGGTTGGTACCATTGACCAACCCAGCACATCCCTGGCAGATACAGTTCATTGACAACTACACCTCGGCCTACAAACTGATGGGTCTTGATATACATACGCAAAAAACATTTCTCAAGTGCGACTGGCGTAGCACTGTGTTTCCAGCACACACGCAGACCATGCTGGACATGATACAGTATCTGCGAGAACGCTTTGAAGGTCTATTTTACGAATTTTGGTATTTTGAAAAAAAGCAAGGTCAAACAAGGCTGTTCACTGAATATGCCTTGATCAGTGCTTGGCACACCCGCCAGGGACTGATGGATACTCGTTATCAACCTTACGTCAAGAATCAAAACTGGAATCTGTTTCCATTCATGGCCAAATGGGACAAAGCTGTCCGTGGCCTGCCTTGGCAAACAATTACAGAAAGCATAAAGGAAGAAAAACTATAATGAGAATATTAACGCTAGACAACACCGCATTTGAGATGGATGAGATCCCGGATGAAGTAGATGATCTAAGGTTCTGTGTGTTTGACAATTCCAATCCCAAGGAGCCTGATTACTTTTTTGTTCCTTTGATCTTTTTGGAAAGCTTCAACTCACCGGCCCTGGTACTGCGCATAGGTCCACACACGATCAAGATGCCAGTGGACTGGCAGGTACTGATCGGAGAGCCCGACTTTGGTGACTTGGAAGTGGTACCACTCACATCCATAAACGATCGTGGCTTTTCAGTGTTCACGTTCAACCCGCTCAAGAGCTTTAGACCAGAGTTCTTTCCTGTGGAGATCGTGGACATCTATCATGACACCAAGTGGTATTTTCCCAAACTGCGACCAGGGCAACTGCTGACAGTGCCGCTGACGTCGGGTGACAATCCTGTGTGTGCCTATTTTGTAAAAGACATTTCGCGACAGTGCGAAGTGGTGGACTATGGTAAGGTATGGTAATGCAAAAACTAAACTCTCATGACATTGGCGGTGAAGTGGTCAAGGAAAACGAGACCTATCTGCTGAAAGACAACAAGACCTTGAACAATCTGGTACTGAGCTCGACCAAGCTGTACAGGAATCAAAGCACACGAGGTCATCGCCATCCTGGGCAGGAAGAAGTCTATTTCTTTGTACAGGGCACAGGACGCATGATCGTGGGCGACGAAGACTCGGAATCCTTTGCAGTCAGCCCTGGCGACATCGTGCTGATTCCAGACGGTGCTTTCCATCGTGTGATCAATGACGGAGAAATGAATCTCTTGTTCAACTGTGTGTTTGACGGCAAGCGGAACCACTGATGCTGATAAAAGACATTGACGTGATCAACATACATTATGGTCATGATGATGAATCACAGGTCTGGGTCAAGCTTCGCGACATGCAGGAAATGGCCATAGACCCAAGCCTAGATGAGCTGCCAGAGATGATTGAGATACTGCGCCAGGCTCGGACAAATCCTGGCTTGCAGGAATGCCTGGATCGTGTTAAAATTGTCTACAGGCTGGGAAAAAGATGAGCGACAAACTAAACATCAACAACGAGATGGCACAACTGGATCGCAAGAATGTTGCGTTCTACGACGAGCTCACGGACGAAGAAAAGAAAAAGTTCAGTACCTATCTCATGTTGCGTTGGAGCAGTGCTGTGCAAGCCGACTCCAAGATACAGGCCTACTATGTGATGAGCTGTAACGAAAACTTGAACATGAACTTTTTCGACATCAGCCGGCACCCCAAGCTACAATGGATGTGTGCCACAGCAGTGAGTCCTGGTATTGGCACGTTCCGGCATCAGTGGATAGCCAACAAGAAAAAGAACGCAGGATACGAAAGCAAGAATCTCAAGTTCCTTGCACAACTGTATCCTACCATGAAACGCGATGAGCTGGAGCTCATGGCATCAATCAACACCAAAGAAGAACTCAAGGCACATGCAAAACAACTTGGTTGGGACGACAAACGCATCAAGTCAGAGCTATAAGTGCAAGTACTGCGAAAAAGAATTTCGCAAGGAAACCACCCTAGCGGCGCATCTCTGCGAGCAAAAGCGACGGTGGCGACAGGAGAAAGAAACAGGAGTGCAGTGGGGACTGATGTCTTATCTGCGCTTCTTTGAAATGACACAAGGCAGCGCCAAGCTGAAATCATATGAAGATTTTGTTACTAGCCCTTATTATTCCGCTTTCGTTCGCTTCGGACAATATTGTGTATCTATTAGGGCTATCAATCGTGGCAGCTATTGTGAGTGGCTGTTAAAGAACAACAAGAAGATAGACCAGTGGTGCAAGGACGCATTCTATGAAGAATGGTTGTTGGAGTATCTGCGCAAGGAAGCTGTGCAAGACGCACTGGAACGTGGCATGAGGGAGATGCAGGACTATGCCGAATCACATCCAGAACTTAAAAACGGTTTCACTGACTATTTTAGATATGGCAATGCTAACAGGATCTGTCATCATATTGTTACCGGTCGCATTAGCCCTTGGGTTGTTTATAACTGTGACAGCGGTGTTGGATTTCTTGACACGCTCATGGAAGACCAGATAAACATGATACTGCCTTGGATTGATCCTGACCATTGGTCGCAAAAGTTCAAGAGCTATGTGGGTGATGTGGAATGGTGCAAGCACATCTTGAAGGAAGCAGGCTTATGAAGTTTCAATCAGACATTGACATAGACTTTGCTGACCGCAAACGCATCCTGGCACTGATCGAGCACACACCTGCCAGCCAACAGCGTGATGGTCGGTTGGTCCCACACAACACTGGAGTGTATGTCACACGCATACCACAAGATCCCAGCTTGGGCATTGCCAGCTTGGAATATGAGTCAGCTGAAGACCGCGGATACATCAAGCTGGATCTGCTGAACGTGAACCTGTATCAACAGGTGCAGGATGAACAGCACCTGCTGGCACTGATGCAAACAACACCCAGCTGGTCACGTTTCAACCAAGATCAAGCGTTCTTTGAGTCTCTAATACATGTAAACAACCACTGGGCAGTGCTGAACAAGATGCCGGAGCCAGTAGACAGCATTCCACGCTTGGCCATGTTCTTGGCCATCATACGTCCGGCCAAGCGGCATCTGATTGGTCGTGTTTGGAAAGACGTTGCGGCAGATGTATGGACCAAGCCCACAGATGATGGCTACTACTTCAAGCAGTCACATGCAGTGGCTTATGCACATCTAGTGGTGGTGAATATGAATCTAAACGACCTTGCGAACCAAGACAATTGAGCGTCGCTTGGTTTTCTTGCTGGCGATTTCTTTGAGGCTGACATAGGGACCAAACTTGATCTCCACGTCTCGGCTGTTCATGGTCTTGAGGCTGTAGCGGAACTGTTGCCAGTCCTGGCGCAGGAACACATTGATTGGGATGGTGCGATTTGATTCCCACCACCAGTTTTCGCCCAGGGTCAGGAACAGATCCTTTTCTGCCGCGGTGCGAAGCGCACCAAAGTCATAAACGGTGGTAAGTATGTCATCAACATTTTGTATGATGCCGATATACTCATTGCCGCCGTACACAACGTAGCTGATAAAAGGATATTTTGCAATGAGTGATTGTAATTCGTCGTCTGACACTATATGGGTCCAATTGTAAATCTCCAAATATTTAGCATGATGTCCAGGCCACTTGATTTCTTCTTGGGAGTGTAATACAATAGCACAATGAAAGACCTTGTGAACAGCATCCAACAAGAATTCCTAGGACTGTTGCCAGCCAAGCGCAGTACCAATCAAAAATGGATCAGCTTCAATGCTGTGTGTTGCACCCATCAAGGTGAAACACCAGACACACGCAAGCGGGGCGGAGTACTGCCCAATCCAGACGGTAGCGTGACCTATCACTGTTTCAACTGTGGCTTCAAGACCGGCTACTATCCTGGCAGGCCCATGAGCTTCAAGTTCCGCAAGCTGTTGCGCTGGATGGGCACAGACGACAACACTGTACAGCGCCTGATCATGGAAGCCCTGCGCATCAAGGAACTGGTGCCTATCACAGAAGCAGTGCCTGTTCCAGATCCAGAGATCGTGATCAAGCCACGTGGCTTGCCCGAAGACAGTGCCAGCTTTGAAGAGTGGGCCACCATGTTGCGCATGGCCGGAGAAGATCAAGCAGTGCCACAACAGCTGACAGACGCTGTGATGTACGTGGCCAATCGCCGGATTGACCTCAAACGCTACAACTTCTTTCTCACTGACACCAGCGCATACAATCTGGACAAGCGACTGATAGTGCCGTTCTACTGGAAAGGTGACTTGATTGGCTACACTGCCAGGGCCATGACAGATGATGTCAAACCCAAGTATCACTCAAACTACGAAGCCAACTATGTGTTCAACCTGGATCAGCAACTGCCTGACGCCAAGCTGGTGATCGTGACAGAAGGTCCATTTGATGCCATGAGCATAGATGGTGTGAGTGTGCTCAGCAATGAGTGTAGCGAAACACAGGCAGAGATAATCGACAGCCTGGGCCGTGACGTGGTGGTACTGCCAGACTGGGATCGTGCAGGGCAGGCCTTGATAGATGATGCCTTGGAATTTGGCTGGGCAGTGAGCTTTCCTATCTGGAAGGATCAGTGCAAGGACGTGAACGAAGCTGTGATGCAGTTCGGCAAACTGTTTGTGCTCAAGAGCATCATAGATGGCATTGAACGCAATCCGGTCAAGATCAAATTGAAACGCAAACTGTGAAAAATAAGTAAACACATGACTAAAGAATACAACGCAGACATACAGAAACTGTTCCTTGAGATGATGATGCATGACGCAGGCAGTTATGTGCGTGTGCAGAACATCTACAATGACGAGAACTTTGATCGTAGCTTGAAGAGCGTGGCCAAGTTCTTGAAGGAACACAGCGACAAATACAAGGCACTGCCCACCCTGGATCAGGTCAAGGCCGTGACAGGTGTGGAACTGAGACCCATGCCCGACATGGCAGAAGATCACTATTCCTGGTTCTTGGACGAGTTTGAAAACTTCACCAAGCAAAAAGAACTGGAACGTGCTATCCTCAAAGCCGCGGATCTCCTGGAAAGCGGCGACTTTTCACCTGTTGAAAAGCTGATCAAGGATGCAGTGCAGATCAGCTTGACCAAGGACCTGGGCACAGACTACTGGGCAGATCCCAAAACACGCCTGGAGAAGTATTTCAGCTCAGGCGGACAAGTCAGCACTGGCTGGCCACAGATGGACAAGATCCTGTATGGTGGCATGAGCCGCGGCGAGCTGAACATCTTTGCAGGTGGTTCAGGATCAGGCAAATCCTTGGTCATGATGAACATTGCCTTGAACTGGATCCAAGCAGGCCTGCATGGTGTGTATGTCACGCTGGAACTGAGTGAAGAATTAACTGCGCTTAGAACTGATGCCATGCTGACCAGCATGAGCACCAAGGACATTCGCAAGGACATGGACACCACTACCATGAAGGTGCGGCTCACGGCCAAGAAGTCAGGTGCCTATCGTGTGAAAGGCCTGCCAGCACAGAGCAACATCAATGACATACGTTCATTCTTGAAAGAGTATCAGATACAGACAGGCAACAGGGTGGACTTTGTGATGATCGACTACTTGGACTTGCTGATGCCAGTCAGTGCCAAGGTCAGTCCCAATGATCTGTTTGTGAAAGACAAGTATGTATCGGAAGAACTGCGCAACTTGGCCAAGGAACTGGGCATATTGATGATCACTGCGTCGCAGTTGAACAGATCAGCAGTGGATGAGATTGAATTTGATCACTCGCACATTTCGGGTGGTATCTCCAAGATCAACACAGCAGACAATGTGTTTGGTATCTTTACTTCTAGAGCCATGCGTGAGCGTGGACGCTATCAGATACAGTGCATGAAGTCACGTTCATCCACAGGTGTGGGTATGAAGATTGACTTGGACTACAACATTGAAACCATGCGTATCACTGACTCAGGCGAGGATGCTTCACAGTCAGGTAGGTCAGCGCCTACATCCATCATGGAACAGATCAAGAGCAAGAGCACAGTGATAAACAACGACACTGGAGAGATATCTGAACCGCCTGCTGTACGTGCAGAAGTAGGCGGAAACAAGCTGAAAAGCATGCTTGCAGACATCAAGAGCCAGGCCAAATGATATATAGGTCCGGGCCAGATTTCAATAAATAAGTACGAACTGGAGTCGCGATCTTGCAGAAGAAAACACGTAGTATCTTAGACGAACTAGATAACCATTTTGTCCAAAAAGACAAGGAAAATGTGTTTGAAAGTCGTGCTGTGCATGTTATACAGGGTGCAATAAACCTGATCAATAACATCAGGGAAAACTACGACCCTGAAACAGCTTCTGAGCTAGAGCGCCGTCTGATCAACAGCATCAGGGGTCAGGATTCCAATAAATTTGTTCGAGGAATCCGGAGACTTAAATGAGCCGCAACGCAACTGCAAAAAATATCACAATACTAGACCTACCAAAATCAGTCACTAGCGACACATTCTTCCGGGAATGTTATCAAGCCGCTAGGGCCTACAACAAGTTCCTGACTGAAGGAACACCACTTACCCCTACACAGATACAGGCCATCTTCCAGAGTGCTGAGGAGATGAAAACCGACGCAGGTACCAACCGTACATTAACTGGCCAAGCCGGCCAAGCACTGAGCTCAATTGGTGCCAAGATCAAGCAGTTGGCTGGTGTACTACAGGACACCACGCCTGTGCGTGGCATAGATTCCATATATGATTCACTGAAGCAAAAAGCCAGCCAAAGCATGGGCACTTCACCAGGCAGTGCAGGTGTACTGCGCTCTATAGATCATTATCGCCAGCTGGCCAGGAAGTACCCTACCACCCAGAAGTTTTTCTGGGGCGCGGCCATGGTGCTGACAGGTATTTTCACAGGCGGTGCAACTCTACCAGTTATCTTGGGTTCGATCAAAGCCATTGATGCTATGGTGCAAGGCGACAGGTTCAGCACTGCCATCGGCAAAGGCACCGCAACAGGTGCTGGGGCGTATGGCATACACAAAGCAATTGGTGCGGCACAAGCTGGCATACACGGCGCACAGACCCTGGCACACAATGCACAAGATGCCTACAACAACTGGCATCCGTTTGATGCACATGCACAGACCAATCCACCGGTGGATCCAAACGCAACTGGTGGTTTCAATCACTTACGCACAGGCGATGGTAGCCAAGAGATACCACAAGGCAATGGTAGTACACCACCAAATGTAGCACCACCAAATGTAGCACCACCTGCACCCGGTAGCGAAGCCTACACCACAGTGGGCGGCGACCAGCTGGGCAAGATAGCTCAAGCACACAACACAACCACACAAGCAATCATTGATGCCAACCCTAATGTGGCCAGCTCACTCAAAGCCGCAATGAATGGTAAAGACATGCCCATTGGGTTGAAAATGAACATTCCAACAGGCGGCACGGGCGGTAATCCTTTTGCAGGCAACAAGTTCTTCCCACTAAAGGAAGCCATAGAAAAGATTTACACACCAGTTCTGTTGCCAATGAGCGAGATGGTGGACAGAGAAACCACAGTGCGTAAATGGGCACTGAACGAAAGCCTGGGACGTGCCAGAGGCCACAGCGTGGAACTGACAGAAGCAGGCGTAGCCACTGTGTTCTACAACGTGGATCGACTGGATGGTCTACTGCACGAAGCATTTGATCCAGAGGTTGATGAAGCTCGTCGTAACAACTACGGTCGCGAAACTTCTACCGCAATGGGCCGTCAAGCTGGGCGCACAGGTCAGACTGCACAGCAGTTTGCCACTGCCAATCCACAAGCCGCTGCCGCTATACGCACAGCCAATCCAACATCAAATGATTATCGCATGCAACAACCAGATGACACCTTGGCAGCCAAGGCACCTGGTTCCAATGCAACTGCCACTCCGGCAGCACCCACAGCACCTGCTGCCCCACCAGAGACTGAATACAAAGGCAAGGTGGGCAACGGTCCTATGGACTGGATTGAAGACAAACTCAAAAAAGCAGGTAACTATATAGGTGATC